GGTCAAAGATTGGCTTGGGAGCAACAGATTATAAGGAAAGAGAATGAAAAAAAAGGCGAGTAAGAAAGAACTACAAGATATTGTGGCAAGGCTAATTGGTAGTGTTGCTATGTTAGAACAGAAAATTGAATCTTACAATATGTTATTTGGTATGTATGTTAAGTACAAGGATGAGAGTGTTGGATTTCAAGTATATTTAAAAGAAGAACTGGAGGATGCAGATGCCAAAATTGGACAAGCTGAAGATAAAGAAGGTTAAGAAGAGTTGGGTCGTTGATATTAAGATTGAGATTGGTGAGGATGAATCCGACTATTGGGATTTAGAAACTGAAGATGAAGTAGAGGACTTTGTTAATTACACATTAACGCATCATTAAGTAATGCCTATATAGTTCATCCACCCTTCGCCTAATTCTTCCTCTAATTCATTAAAGACTTTTTCTGTTAGTCTAAAGGCTGTAATTGAGTCATCAGGGATAATTTCTTCCATATCCCCTATAATAGCTTCTGTAAGTACATCTATAGCCTCAATTAATTGGTCTAATTTTTCTGCATCTTTCTTCTTCATTTCTGAGATGTCCTCCATACTCTATTTATCTTCTTTATTAACTCTTGCATTCTTCTGTCTGCACCCTTTTTGAAGCCTGGCTTGACATTGCCCTTGGCTGTGAAGAATGGGTTTCTTGGTTTCACAACTCTTCCAATCGCTTTTGGAACATTTCTTTTTGCCCATGCACTATTCCCTATTGTATGTCCTTCTATGTGATATTTAGCATAATCGATAACGTCAACACCATCTTTAGTTGCCTTAATTGACCTTAGTAATTTACCTGTGTGTAGGAGAGGTCGAGTTTCACTTGTGGGGTCAATTTTCATGCCTCGACTATAGAAACCTCTTTTTCGCAATGCTACAGTTCCTTGGGTAAGTTTTCGGATACCAGTAGAGTTTTTGATATTATCTCTGGCAGATTGGGCAAGGTCTTCGTAGGAGTCTTCTATATAGCTATCAAATACCTCATCAAACGCATTAGCTAACTTTCTAAAGCTGAAATTTGATGTTGCCTTGGTTGTGATTGCCATATACTACTCCAATTCTTGTGGTTGGAAGCCCTCGTTAAGGTTTTTGTTGGATTCTATTATTGTTTGTGCTTCTTCAATGGTCAAATCCTGGTTGTATTCTACTAACAATTGAGCATTATTTGCAAGTCCATGCTTTAGACGATGCTCGTCAAGGAGAATTTGATCTTGTACTGTCTTAGGATATTCAGGCTCATTGAAATCAAGGGATAGTTCATCAGGTAGTGAAATGTTGTTGTATGAAGCAATTGCTTTCTCAACTGCATATAAATCGTGTTCATACATATTCCACAGCTCTAAATCATCTTGATAATCTTCAAAACGCTCTAAATCCTTAATCTTGAGTGCAATTCCTGATGGAGTTTCTCCACCATCTTGAGCAAATTGCACATATAGGTGATTATTCTGAGCAACTAAGTCCAATTGAAATTTAACAGACTCAATTACTGCATTAATATCACCTTCAGGAGCAGCAATACCAAAAGTTGAACCTTCGGGTAGGTCAAGTATTGTATCGCTCCCTGCTCGTTCTAATTTCTTATCTCCATACATCCCTGTAATGAATGGTTGACCAAACATTTGGAATCTCAAGCCTAATTGAAGCTCTGTCATCGTTATGTTTACTTGCTCATTACAGCTAACAATGTCATTTGCCCCTTCTACGAAGAAAGAATCCACCTGTTCTTCTCTGTGAGTAAACACAAATGGGATAACTCCATATCCATGAGCATATTCATTCATAATATTGCCATCTTCATCATAATGTATGTATCTTTCAGCATCCCAGTAAGCATATTGCAACTTTTCGGCAGAAGAAACATCATTTACGTTCATTAAGATAGGATAAGTGATTGCTTGTGGCGAGAATGGGTTGTCACCCATATGAACATCGAAGTAATATACAGGTCTATAATCAAAACAAGGCTTTGCAAGGTCATCTCGATAGACAACTTGCGTTGCAACAGTCCCAACAAGACGAGTCATACGCTCAACGTGCTTCATTCTTGCATCTTTTTTACGAGTAAGCATTCCATACGAGTCATTCACGTTACGAGAAGCCCCTACTGTGTAGATTCTTGACATCTTATTGATGAATCTCTTCGTAAAGTTTGCATTATACAAGGGAATTTCCTGAAATGCAGTTGCAGAGAAATACTCATCAATGTATTTTTCGGTTTCTGTACCTGTATAATAGTCAAGTAGCTTGCGAATATCTTCTCTTCGTGCTTTTGCTATTAATAATTTGTAGTCTGCTACTGACTCTTGTATTATATGCTCTGGTGAAATCATCGTTTAATTACTCCAACCTCTCGTTGTCTTATGGGGAATCTGTTTAAGAAAAAATAACGCACCATGTCCATACCATGGTCGTTTCTGCCATCTTTTATGGGTTCAGGCTTCAAATCCTTGCCCTCGACTGCTTCAGGGTAACGATAGTTCTCGAAATCCTCTGCAAGTCCTGTACACTTACTGTGTAAATGCACGAATCTCTCACCATGTGCATTTTCTATAAAACCTCTAACATGACTAATCCCTGATGCGATACTTCGAGATACTTTATCTCTCACACTTCTGATTTGTATGCCATGTCTTCTAAATATTTCAATATCACCCATCCCTGACTGTCCCTGGGCTTGCATTCCTGCAGGATCACCATAATATTCTCTTACATAGTATGGCTTTTCTTTAATTCTTTCAATCAATTCATCAGTTTTGATGTTTTGTTCGTGTATAATCTCATCTATTATGTTTATATGCCAAAATCCTGCTACTCTATACACTTGAAACCAAGCAACAGCAGGCATTCTGTACCCAAAGTCAACTGAGCAGAATGTAGGGAAGTTTGGGTTGTAGGGGAAGTCACCCACATCCAAAGTTCTATCAAATGCATACACTCTACCTTCAAACGAGGTAAATTTGGCTGCATATTCCTGTTCATACAACTCTTTTGACATATTTCTCTTACGCTCAATGAGAAACTGGTCTTTTTTACCATCAGGGAACGCATATTGGTTATTCCACGATGGGGCTTGGTGAGATTCCCATAAAGGGTCTGTTTTCCCAAGCAGGAAAATCTTATATATCCAATTATACCCTTCAGGGGTAGTTATGAATATTGCTTTTCCTTTTCTATCTGAAAGTGTAGGGGAAAGGTACATATCCCATATTCTCTTCTTAACCTTGGCTGCCTCATCAATAATAAGTAAGTCAAGCCCCTCCCCAACAAGAGAGTCAGGATTATCAGCAGACTTACCTTCTATCGTAGTCCCCCACTTGAATTTGATGAAACGCTCTTTTTCAGATGCACGCTCTATGTCATTGGCTCGCCCTATTACCATCTTCTGCCACACTTCCCTGAACATCAGGTCTGCTTTATCATAAGATAGACCTACGAGCCATATCTTTTTATTTGGCTGAGATGCTATGTAGGTAGCCTCCATAGCTGATGCAGTCGTTTTACCAAATCGTCTGCCACATACCATAACAAAGAATCGTGCCGAGTCTTTTTCAGGGTAATGTAGCTTTAACTGCCCTGTATGGGGCTTATACCCCATAAACTCAAACCATTCTTTTTTGTAATTATTGTGTTCTGTCATATGCAATTGAGAGTCAATCTCAATAAACTTGCAATTTGCAAGCAAAGTAATTTAACTTACGCTACCTGTAAAATGCAAGATATTGTAGTTTACAACTTTTTAACCACAACATGGAGGACAGTATGTCCGAAGAAACAAACCCAGTAGCTACCGAAACAGTAAGTGAGGAAACTACACAAGAGGCTTCTACAACTTTGACCGATGAAGGAGCATTAATTGCAGAGAGCAAAAAGTATCGTAAAAGGTCACAGGATGCTGAAGCACGATTAGCAAAACTTGAATCTCAATTAGCAAAAGCTGAAGAAGCCAAGTTAAAAGAGAAAGAAGACTTTAAGACTCTTTATGAGCAAAACGAAGCAAAGATTGAATCTTTGACTAATGATGCTGATAAATGGGCTAAGTATCAAGAAGCTAAGACAGCTGCTTTATTAGAAGGTGTTCCTGAAGACGAGAGAGAGGCTCTATCTAAATTAGATTTTGAAACTCTTGAGTATGTAACCAGTAAAATTAATAACGCTAAAGCTAATGCCCCTGAAGTAGTGGGTGGTACAAGACAGCCTGAAAAGCCTGTAGGCGATTGGACTAAGATGGATGATCGTGAACGCAGAGCTAATTGGGATAATATTGTGGCTTCGGCAAAGAAAAATTAAATAGCCCAATAGGGCAAGGAGTAATAAAATGGCAATAACAGGTGGAATGTTAGGTGCAGCTCACACAGTTTCAAGTGCAGATGATTTTGTACCAGAATTGTGGAGTGAAGGCATCTACAGATATTTTGAACGAGGAACTGTCTTTAAGAATTTGATCGAAGATTATTCTTCTTTAGTAAAAGGTAGTGGTGATATAGTTAATATCCCACAAATTGATTTTGATGCTTCAAGTGATAAGGCTGCTGATACTTTAGTAACTTATGATGCTACTGCAACAACAGTAACTCAACTGGCAATCAACAAACATAAATATAATGCTATGCTTTTTGAAGATATTCTTCAAATTCAATCAAATGCTGATTTAGTAGCTAAATATACTCAAATGTTTGGCGAAGCACTTGCTCGTGCTTTGGATGCTGATATTTGGGGTGAGTTAGATGGTATTAATGAAGGAACTGAACTTGCTGCTGATGATGCTATGCCTGATGCTGAATTTCAAGCAGCATTAGCTAACTTGGGTGAGAATGACGTTCCCTATATGGATGGTGGATGTGCTTTGGTTGTTAACCCTACATTGATGGCTGACATCTTAGACCCTGCTGCAGGCGTTTCTCGCAACTTCTGGAGAGCAGATGCAGGTGGAGATGGTTCTGTCTTAAATCAAGGTGGAAGCAAGGGCTTTATGGGTAGATTATTTGGTATAAATGTTTATATGTCAAATACCATATCTACAGCAGGCACTTCATCAACAACATCAGGTGCGATTTTCCATAAGTCTGCTGCTGTATGTGCAGTACAACAAGGGGTGAGAGTTCAAGCAGAATATTCTATTGATGCTCTTGGTACTAAAGTTGTGGCTGACACGATATATGGCTGTAAACTTGTTGATAGTTCAAGCAACAAAAAAGGTTATAGATTTAAGAATAAAGATTAATCTTAACCTTATAAGAATAACTATATGGGGGTGGGCAACTGCCCCCATTATAGCGAAGGAGTAAATGAAAGACTTATCAAAAAAGATACGAAATGGTGGTGTTGAGAAGTTTAATGGGGCATCTTTAGGATTAAATCAAAGTGGTAAAGGTGATTTTCCAAGATTTTCTTATCAGACTGATGAGAAATACAAAAAGAATTATGACAAGATAGATTGGTCTAAGTGAAAGACCTATTAGAAAGCATTAAAAAGCACGAAGGATTCGTTGAACACGTTTATGACGATTCTCTTGGTATCCCTACCATTGGGTATGGGTTTGCAATAAAAGATTTAGTTTTAGAAGAAGATATATGCGAAGAAATTCTCTTGAGGAAACTCAGGCAGTTAAGTAGGACTGTTATGAATAAGTTTCCTTTTTTCGATAGCCTTCCACCTGATGCCAAAAGTGTATTGATGGAGATGTGTTATCAACTGGGAGTTACAGGAGTTTCTAAGTTCAAGAAAGCCTTGAAAGCTATGGACAATAGCGATTGGGAGAAGGCTGCAGATGAAATGCTCGATAGCAAGTGGGCGAAGCAAACGCCAAGGCGTGCTAAAGAATTAAGCAACATCATAAGGAGTCTACATGAAGAAAAGTCCAGTACGAAGGGCTATAGTAACACCTGATAAGCATTTTCCCTTGGCTGATATGCCAAGTATTAAAGTTTTATGTAAGACAATAGAAATTGTAAAACCTGACATCTATATTGATTTAGGTGATGTTGGAGAGTGGTCAGGATGCTCCCATTGGCAATGGAGTAAGAAGAAACGTCCACCCCTCGAATACCAACTACCCTTTATAGACCAAGATGTAATAGATGTAAATGCAGGTATGGACATCATTGATGAATCCCTGGATAAGGTCAAGTGCAAAGAGAAGCACATGATTGTTGGGAATCACGATGATTGGATGAACAAGTTTGTTACTGAGAATCCATACTTGAAAGATTATAAATTTGAAGTTGCTGTTGATTTAAAGGGAAGAGGATATAAACACCATCCATGTGGAAAGTATTTAAAAATAGGAAAACTAAATTTTTATCATGGTCATCATTTAGGGACTCAAAACCATACAAGAAACCACTTGTTGAAATTAGGGGCGAATATAATGTATGGTCATCACCACGATCTTCAACAGACGAGTGTAACTCATATGGATGGAGTCAAGAGTGCTTGGAGCATTGGTTGCTTGAAAGACATGACAGATGAGAAGAATGGTTGGCTTGGTGGCAGGAAGATTAACTGGAGTCATGCATTTGCTATCGTTGACTTTTTCCAATCAGGTCTATTTACAGTACACATTATTCAAATTATTAATGGTAAAACATCCCTTTGGGGCGAAGTGGTAGATGGTAATAAATAGTGGATTTATCAATAATAGACCAGTATGGACTGCCTATAGCGATAACAGTTGCCTTTGGATATTTTATATGGAAACAACAGACCTGGATTCAAAAAGAATTAGTTGATGATTTAGAAAATCAGTTTCGTAGATTAGAAGGCATAATCATAAAATTGATTGACCAACAAAAGATTACGCAGATGGACATTAAACAAGTAAAGGGCTATATTGAGGGCATTGAAGATATACTCTCAAGGCTTATAAATGGAGAACCGAAGAAGTGACGAAGAGTGGTGTGGATAATGTGCGTTCTGATATGCACGACAAAATTAAAGCAATACATAAGAGGTCTGATGAGATATTAGACCAAGTTAAACTAACAAATGGCAGAGTTTCAAGTTTAGAGGAGTGGA